GCCATTATTTTAACTCTACTGTTAAGTTCCCTGCGTTAATTCTAAATATGTCACCTGATTGTATTGTTTTATTTACATCTAAAGCACCTACAAATAAAGTATTACCACCATTAGTTGAAGCATTATCAGTTATAATAACATGTGTTATTGTATTATTTGTACCACCAGATGCTGGAAAATCAATAGATGCTGCATTGGTTGCAGTTTGTGTATCTGTTGAGTCTGCACCTATGGTAGTCCAGTTCGATGCTGTAACTTGTTGTCTTGCATAGTTTGTGAAAGTTGCTTCTGTAACTGATCCAGTTTCAGCGGCACTTACTGCTGTTGCAAGTCCTACATAAATGCTATCACCAGGCGATGATAAACTAAGAGAGTTATTCTTAAACAAGAAGTGTAATATTCTTCTCTCTAGATAATTGGTTGCTGCATTTGCTGTTGCCATTTTATACTCCTATGTTCTTGGTCTTGATGGCAGACCAACTTTATATCCGTCTGTATTTTCTCTTGCTTCGCCTAAATCTTTTAATCTTTCTATATAAAAAATATAATTTTTCTCATATTGAGCCAAAACGTCAGGCTCACCTTTCATATAATAATACGCTTCTATGAGTGATCCGTAAAGTAAAGCAAACGGTGCGTTTGTACTTATCCAAGTTGTACCGCTATCAGCACCTGCGGTTATACTAGCTGGTCTATAATAATAATGTAATTCTAGAGCATAATTACTGTCTGGTGTTGGCGCTACAATAAAGTTATCAACATCAAATCTAGAATAATATTTTGGTAAACCTGTTGTTGTAGAAGCAGGAGTATATTCTCTTATGAAGTTGACATCTTTTTGAAGTAAAAATTTTTCTGATCCAGATGTTGTTATTTGCAAAGAAAACGATGCTAAATAATCTGAAGGTACTGTTAAAAATTGATCTGAAGATGTAAATGCAGATGTTACATTTTTTCTAAAATAATCTAAATCTACACTTTTAAATATTTTTTCTTCTGCGCCTTTTATAAAATTAGGCAGGTTAGTAACAAAAGATGTTTCACTATTATCTGTGTAGTCTTGTATTGCTGTCTTTAATGTTGTTAATGTAAAACTCATTAATTTGTTATAGTGACAGGTCCTGCTGATGCAATGCCACCACCTCCCTTTTGTGTTATGGTCGAAGTAGAACCACTATTAAATGTATAATTATTATCATCTGTTTTAGTAATCGTAAACCCACTTGCAGATATTATAACTGAACCAAGTATATTACCTATGGAAGTTACGTCTCTAAATCTAACAGTATCGTCTGACGATCTTCCATGATTAGGTTCATTAACACTTATTGTTGTTGACGATGATGTAATGGTAAAAGGATTTAAAGGTAACATGTTAGGAACAGAAGTTTCGGTTCTGTCTGGTCTTGCATTTCTTATAGCTTCTGGATCAGTCGGCACTCTTGGTGGTGTTAATTGAGGATGTTTTTCTTCATACTCATCTTTTCCTACAAGCAATCCATTCCATTCTTTACGCATGTCTTTAATTCTGTATCTAAATCCAGAACGATCTGATAGTCCAAAAGCGTGTTTACCAGATGCAAAAGCTCCCATTATCCCACCTTATAATAGTTAAGTTGTGGTGTTACAGTAAAACTTGATCTGTCTCTATCTTCACCCATAGCTCTTTCAAACTCTTCTTCATAAACTGTCTTTAATAATTGTATTCTATCAGGAGCTTTTTTCATAGATATGTAATATGCTAATCCAGCGGTTAAACAAGGATAAAATCTAAATGGTATCTCCATTGTATTCGTTGCGCCATCAGCATCTTGTATTCTGGTCAAAGCGTCATAATGAATAACATCTGTACTGTTTTCAGGTGCGGGCCAAATCTTTAAATTAGGTGTTATTTGTCTATCAAGAAAAAATTGTGTTGGTCTACCAGTAGTTGTTTTAGTTGGTATAGCTAAATATGTGTCTCTGCTTACTCTGGTCATGCTAAAATCTGTGCCACTTCTACGAACAACAGCAGATAATATATCAATGACATCTGTTCCTAAAGAATAATCTGAATCATCAGCAGTTAAGGCTTGTGTTCTTTGTTCTATTGTCCATTGATTTAAACCTCTATTAGCCCACTCTGCTAACATTATATTCATAGATCTTTTGGCTGTTTGTAGATCATATCCAGTACGAAGTTCTAAACCACATCTTTCAAAGGCTTCTTCAATGTATTCCGCTACGTCAAGTTCAAAATTTGTAGAGCTAGATGTTGTCATTTCTTTTTTCTCCTAAGAGATTTAACTCTTCTTGGTTTACCTGCGGGTTGCCCTATTCTATTCTTCTGACTTATTCTACTTCTTTTTTCTGCTGATGTCATCTCTGATCTAGTTTTAGGTGTTTTAGAACTAACTCGTTTACTAGGTCTACAATAAGGAGTTCCTCTTTTTTCTCCTTTTTTACGACCACATGGTTTACCTGTTTTAACATCTTTCCAATCTTCTTTAAACCACCGTTTAAGAGATAACCCAGATTTTGTTTTTCTAACAGCCATTATCTATACTTTGTAACTTTACGTCTATTACTCATAACGATACCACAACCACGAGCTATGTTTTTATTCTTAGCAGGTCTCTTACGTTTTTGTTTAGTAACATTACCACCGTTTTTTAATTCTACGACACCACCTTCAGCTTTTTTCTTTGTCTTATTACCATAATTTGCTGCCCCTACCTTTCGGCATTTTGCGATGGCTCCTGAAGCATACGCACTTGGAAAAACTCTGTAGCGAGCTTTAACTTTTCTGTAACAAGCGTCTTTTGGCATTTTTTTTCACCTTTATTATTTTTTTTAATTTTTTCTTTTTATTCGGTGGTTTAGATATTTGCCTACTCATTTGTGACCTACCCATAACCATTAGAATATCTTCTCTAATACTGCCACACCTATAATAACACCATACAAACCCCAAACTCTACCGTCTAAAGATTTAAGTTTATCTTGAATCTCTGCATATCTTTTATCGCATTGAGCTTCATGTTTTTCTAATAATTTTAAAACTTCGTCTGCTTTCATTTTAACACTTCCACCTTCTTCTAGCTTGTCTAATTCTTGAATTAGGATCATTTCTTGTTTTAGCTGACGCTCTTTTAAGTTGTCCTAATGATCTCGCACAATACGACTTACGTCTTTTAGCAGATTTACTACCAGGTTTAACTTTGCCAGTAACCGCAGTTTTTAACTTACTACCAGGATTATCTCTTCTATATCGAGCCACACCTGCTTTAGTCATTCCCGCTCCAGATTTAGTGGAGCGGAAATACTTTTTAGTTTTAGGTGGTTGTTTATCTTTTCTTTTAGTCATTAAGATAAAAACAAAGTAAGTTTGTTACCACTGCCAGTGAAGCCATGTATATATGCTCCATTTTCAGCTAACACACCTGCATCTGGAATGTTTAAGGTATGCAATCCAGTGGGAAAACTTTGAAGTAATATAGTTGATCCACCTGATCCATCTTTAATAGTTAACACACCAGCGGCATTACCAAATATAACAACTTGTCTTATCCTTGATCTTGAAGGACCTAAAACCGTTGCATCATCACCTTGATCGTGATTAAATGCTTTTACGTCAGACCTAATCGCCATAAATGCCTCCTATTAAGCTGCATATCCCATTAATTCAATGAATAACTTACCTGCTGTGTAATCTGCATCAGTTGCAGCTCCAGTTGTTAAGTATAAGAATTGATCTGCGGCTGGAACGGCAGTAAAGTAAACTTTACTTCCTAATGTTGCGTCACCAGAGTTAACTAACAATGTTTCTGTTAAATCACCAATAGCTCCGTCTTCAACACCAGTACCTTCTGTTGCAGAGTGTACGTTAATGTCTGGATCACCACCTGCTGGTGCTTCAAAACATTCCATACTACCTGTTAAGATTGTACCATTTCTTGCGGCAGTTATTTGACCAATATGACAAACCAATGCAGTTCCGTTTACACCAATAATATCAGCTCCACCAGTTGATCTCAAACCAGTTAAATCAATTAAAATTCTTGTTGTGATAATTCCACCACTTCTTTGAACAGAACTTCTGTAGATAGTTCCAGAGCCAGTTGTTATACCAGTTCCAGCTTCTACTGCCATTGTATTTGCATCTAAAGAAGCAAATCCAGCGGATGTAATTGACATTTGAGTTGTTTCTGCTCCTGTACTTGCAGCAGTAGCTATGGATGAGTATCCACCTTCAGAACGTAGGGTTCCTTTAAAAGTTGTATTTGCCATGTAAATCTCCTTGTCGTGGCATTTGTCGAAGTTGATTCTTCGTCAAGGTAATTTAACTATACATAAAAAAAGGGTGACTCGCAAGCCACCCTTTTAATAATCGAACAATTGTTCGTTAAGCTGCGCCTGGTGATCCAAACACACAACGAGGATCAGAAAATCCAAAAGCATATCTTTCTCTTGCTTTGTATCTCATGTTTCCT